ACAAGCTGATAGTCAAAGAATACATTGCTGAGATTTCTTTGGTATCCATCTTCTTAACCTTACCGCTCAAAATGTCTGTAGGGTTAGGCATTTTGCTAGAGTGTTTACGGTGAGCCATAAACTTAATAGCAAGACCTTCACCGACAGAACCTGACACCAAGTCAGTCAATGTGTCATTATCTGTGTCGTCGTCATGCAACAGTTCGGAAACAAAAGACCAAGAGCGTGGAGTAGCAAACGCACGTGAGCTAGACTTTGGATCGAAGTCGTACAAGTCTTTCTTAGAGAAGCTCAAAAAGCCTACAACATCCTTGTGGATTTTGTTTTCGGTAGCCCACTCAAAGTAGTCGTCCCACTCAACAGTCATTTCCAAGTGAACGAAACGGTTAGCCAACGGAGCAGGCATACGGAATGTAACACCTTTGTCAGTTTCACGGTTACCAGCCGCAACGATTACAACGTTGTCTGGCAAGTGGTAAGTACCGACACGGCGGTTCAAAATAAGCTGATAAGCTGCAGCTTGTACGCTAGGTGCGGCACTGTTCATTTCGTCTAGGAAAAGAACAATTTGTTTTTGTGTAGATGCAAATTCTTGGCTAGGCAATTCGCTAGGAGGAGCCCATTTCATAGTCTCATTTACTGAGTCAAAATATGGAATACCTTTAATGTCAGTTGGTTCCCACAAGCTCAAACGAACGTCAATTACATGAGCCTCGAGCTCTGTACCAAGTTGTTTGATAATGTCGGACTTGCCAATACCTGGAGGGCCCCACAAGAAAATTGGACGCTTGTTTTTAAAAGCCTTACGCAAAGACTTTTTAGCACCGCTTGGGCCCACTGTACGGCTAGCAATTTCTGGCATATTAGATCCTATCTTAGTTAAAAAAAATGTTGTTGCGAATAACGCTGTCTATGTATGTATTATAGTGCCTGGAAGCAAATACGTCAACAGTTTTTTTATCTAATTAGTCTATTTTGGCTAAATCTTTTTCGCGTTCGTTCATGGCTTTAACTAGCCCAAACTTACGGATGTCGTCTGAAAACAACATTAGCTCAAAACCTTTGCGTTCGGAGAATACAGTGATTGACATGTTGGTAAGATAGTACGGGCAGTCTACATATCTTTCCAAAAATATGATTGTTTGTGGGCTTAGTTCAATTGGTTCGGTAAATGGAATTTCGTACTCTTTTAAGTCCAATTCTTTTACCAAAAATTCGTAGCCGTCGTCGCTCAGTCTGAAATTGGTTTGCTTGCCTGCCCTAGTGCTTTGCCACCATTTTCGGCTGAACATTTTAACATTAGCTTCATCCGCACTCTTACCCCACTGTTGTAGAAATATTTTAGTAAGAGTATCGCGGGTAATCATTTTACAATAGTACCGCTGGTTAACATTACAACTTGGAAATCGGTTGTGCCGAACGTCAAGTTCAATTTCTTTGCCAAATTATGGGCGTGTCCAGGATTTGAAAAAGAAACTTTTTTATATTTAGGTCCGGGATAAGAGGTTAGACTATTGAAGCTTTTTAAGTTAAAAGGCTCGTTCTTGTAGAAGACAGCCCAAATTGCTTCAGCTTCTAAGATCTGCTCTGCTTTATACGTTTTTTTATTAACGTGCTCTAATAGTATTTTCGGTTTAGGTCGGCTCATAGTATGCGTATCCAAATTATGTACGCATATATTTATCTTTATTTACTGCCGAACCCACCTCCATCCATTGATACTGTAACTACTTCGGTTTGACTAGCATTTTTAACACTATTAAATATAGTCTCGTAGTCTTGTAGCATTTTTTCCATCATTTCAACTAATGCTAGATTAATTAGTCTAGCTTGTTGTAAAGGAATTTTAATCTCTTTAGCCTGCGACAACTCGGCACTACGTACTAACTGTGCGAATTGTGTTAATGGAGTGTAATTAATCGGATTTGACATTAGATAGCACCTGTTTCATTTCAATTTCAGTCTTGAATGGACCTTTGTATTCATTACGCTCTAGTGTAATAACTTTAGGACAGAAGCTCTTGACCCATCCTTTGTTAAACTTAATGGTATAGTAACCAGCACAATACAAACTCTTACTGGCATTACTCTTTGTGAACAATGGCAGTTTGCGTCTTACATCATACATAGCATTGTATGGCTTTACACTTGTTGGGAACCCATGACATTCATTGGGAACTGACTGTGTAACTTTAACCTTTGTACTATTTAAAAAGAATCCTTCACCAAACTGTTTAGTTAAGTCTTGTTTTTTATTAAACATTACTTCACCGTTGGTACTTGATAGTACAAACTTGTTGTTTTCTTTTTTATGTAGTGTGGCAATTTTAGTGCCGCCTTCTTCTACAATCCAAAATTTACCATCTACGATTGGTTTTGCGTGTATCTCTGTCATATTATTCTTCCAGTTGTGGATATTTTGCCTGTAATGGCTCGGCATACAACTGAATGTTGTCTGCGATCTTTTTCATATCCCATGTATTACAAAATTTTAACATTCGAATGCCAACCTGTGTGACCTCTTTAGGTCGAGCATTGGCCTCGATTGTTTGTTTAATACATTCTTTAATATCATCAGGTTGTGCTGTTAAGTCGCACAGTTTTACGTTGCGTTGATAATCTTCCATTACCCTGTGTTCGATGCCGTTATGGTCAACCCATCTCTGAAGCATGAGATTGTTCCACGCATATCCGCGGCTTTTACGGTCTTCGAACGCTTCAGTAAGACCAACTTTGTTTTTAGAACCTTTAGTACGCACACCTGGATACGCTGAGAAGACATTATCACTGGTATCACCACGCATACATTTCTCGAACAGCATCCACTCTGGATCTTGCGCGGCTTTTGGCTCGCCTGTTTTCTTGTCTTTAACGGGCTTGCCCTTAGCATCAAAGGTTCCTTCGTGTGTAATGTGTAAGTCTCCCACACCATTATACTGACTTACATTGCTACTGATCAATTGTGCGAAATCGCCATCTGTCGAAATAATAACGTGTTTAGAATCTGGATGTGCTTGTACCCAGCCTGCGATCAAATCATCAGCTTCTAAACGTGGATGTTGTAATACAGTACAGTTAGTCTTGTCAGCAATGAAGTTTTTAAACTCATCAAACGCTTCCCAGAACAATTTGTCTTCATCTTGTTCTTTCTGTGTCATTGCCGCACGAGTTTCTTGTCTATTAGCCTTATAAGGCTTGTAAAAATCCTTACGCCAGCTTCGACCTTCGAGGCAGAACACTACGTGACTACCACCAAAGTCTTGCCAAGCCTTCTTGATACTGTTGAATGTAATGTGAAATGCCATGCCAAGTTTAATATCGGCCGCACCTTGTACCACATGTCTAGCACGGAAAAATGTATTAGCAGTATCAACTATAATATATGTCATTCTACTTCGGCTCTGCCGTTTCCTAATCTGTTTACGTTGATGAACCCAGCATTACGATTAGGATCCAAACCTTCGTCTGCTAGCATATTGCGGGCTAAGTCTCTGAACCAACGATCCACAATTTCTTCTTCGGGATCGCCTTCAAAACCGTAACCAGCTTGTTTTAATTGTACTATAAATTGTGGGTTCCAGTCAAGCTCAAAGAAGCCATTGCGAATATTATCCTTGTTTACTTTTGTATCAAGTACAGCGACCCATGCTTCACCACGTATGGTAGCACGTTCTTTTGGAGTCATTTTGGCAATACGCTCGTCTTCTTTGGCTTGTTCTTCTCTAGCCTTGGATTCAGCGGCCTTTGCTACAGACTCTGCGTGTTCTTGCTCGGCAATGGCTTTGGCTTCTTCAATTTTATCAATACCAAATAGTCGTTTAATTAGTTGTTTCATTTTTATTCCCACATGTACAATTTCTTCCTTGGTTACAGTCACCGGTACAAGCACTGGGCTCTCCAAGTTTAAAGATTCTTCCGATCAATAATCCTAACGGAAAACTAAGTATAACCCACCCGCATATAACACAGATCCAAAACCACATATTAAGTACCCCACTCGTTTTTAAATAATGGAACTTGTAGTCTATCACTGTATCGTAAACCGTGTTTCATTGCCATAATAGCCACTGCTTTGTTGTTTAGTGCGTAAACACTTTCAACACCGCCTACTGGCATCAAGTAAACATGTCCTTTAAATCCTGCGGCACGATATTCGCTTGCGGCCTTAAGAGCATAATCACGATCTTCTTCTGTAGCAATAACAAACTTCAAATAAGCTGTACCAACTTCTTCGTACTCGCAAACAACTTCTGGAAGGATTGCTTCTTCCCACTTCTCGCCACTACAAGGAAGTTTAGCACTTACACTAAATGTAATCTCGCGTTGTTGTCTTGGAAGACCTTTCCATACACCTAAGTAGTTTTTAAACTCTGCAGTGAGTTTCTGAGTGCCGTTTGTTTCAAATGTAATTTCTTTTAATCCTTTCATTTTAGGATTATCTAACAATTCAGGATAAGCACGTTGCCAACCTAGTAAAGGCTCACCGCCTGTAATAACTAAATGTTCGTTTAGCCATTCATTGTAAGGAAGTATCTCCATAATGCGATCTGCAATTGCTTCGCTTGTAAGCATCGGGCTTAGGTTTTTAAAGTCAGGATGCCAACTAGCATAACTATCGCAGCCTGTACTAACTAGTGGCAGTTCTTCATATTTTTGAAATGGATGCATAGCATTCATAACTGCTATTTTGTCTGCTTCCGTGCTTAGTTCGCCACGTGGCATACCAAACCCAGCGCATTTAAAGTTACAACCAAATGTGCGTAGAAACACAGACGGGACGCCCATATAGCGTCCTTCACCCTGAATACTATAAAATAGTTCAGCTATTTTTATTTTGCTCATTCTTTTTCCTAAATTGTTCTACATCGTCTACGGCACTTAACAATGTATTAGCATAATTGAAAGCCTGTTGCTTTGTCAAGCATACTGATGATTCTGTATCAACATAGCCCTTGGTTAACAAAGTCCAAATATGATACCAGCGTGTTTTACTCCACCAATTGCTTTTTATAGTTGTGTAGATAGTAATCCCAACTTCGTGATCGTCTGCTTCTACCCATACATGGTGATCATGATCCGAAGCACCGCACTCGCAAGTTACTCGGTAGACTTTACTGTCTCCCCAGTCATTAGTTTTCATAATGCCTTCGGCAGGAGTTTGATAATTCATTTGCATGTTTCAATCCAATCATTTAAACGATCGACAGCTTCTTCAAAATCTACTGCCCACACCTTAGCTTCAAGTTCACCTTCTGTAATAGAAATATCAAACGGTACAACACCGTTAAATCTAAAATCGTCTGGTACTGTTGTACAAATTACAAATTCTTGTAAGTTTTTAGCACGGCTAATAAACTGATCCATTATATCTTTAGCTGTATCCATTATTCTACCTCTGGTTTTGGAAATGATTCACTGAAAGGCCAACTAGTACTTGGATCAGGACGTTTCTTTAGTTTAACATTTTCTTCAATAACTGTACCGTCGTCTTCGCATAAGCTAACTTGAAATGGCGCATAGATATGAACAGCAGAATCTTCTTCTTGCCAATCGTGTTCACCGTCATACAGCCAACCAGCACCGCCTTCGTAGTATGCTTCTCGGATTTCTTCTTGTTCTTCTTCAGTAATATCGTCGCTGAATTCTAATTCAATATTAATACCGTCCTCAAACTCACAGCCCCAGCCAGCATCTGGTTTAGTATATGCCACTGTATCGCCTTCCCAGGGAAGATTACAATCTAAGTCAGCTTCAAT